ATATTCTTAATCAGTTCATCAAGTTCCGGTTTTACGTCAGGGATCATAAGCAAGGTTCTCTGGTTTCATTATGTAGATAATACAAATTCAAAGGCATAGACCAACCGATAACGTTTGCATCGTACTTCGATTCCAGAATCTTTGTGGCAGTAAAAGCATCCAAATGTCTAAATTCTGCATCGGCAATTATCCTTACAATCACCTCCTTACAAATATCAAGTAACTCCTGAAACTGTACCTCATTGTTTTCAGCTTTGTCTTCAAGTCTTACCTGCTGAAGTATCTCAATATAAAGCGGGTTGTAATGTTCTGCTATGGCATTGGCTTTTACTTCCAGAGTAACATCATTCTGCTGAAGAATTAATCCTACAATATCTATTGGATGCGCCCTGTCAACATAAAGATTAGCAAGTTTATCCTGCTCATAAAGCACAAAAATACATCCGGAATCTGTTAAGATTGTTTTAAGTTTTACTGTTATCATATTTTGATTTAGGTTTTGATATTTCCTGCATTAATTTAAAGTACCGCTCCCGGTATTCCTCTGTCTCCTTTGCTATCATAAACCTGACAAGACATTCCTTATATGGAGTTAAGAGGACTTCTGCTATTGTAATTTTCATAGTATCCCTAAGAAAATCTAAAGAGATAAGTTCTGAAAAGATATTTAGTTTTTCAATTCCGGCAGCGAGTTCTATCTTCGATGGTTCTCGAAAGAGGAGTTGTTTTTCCCGTTCAGCCAATTCAGCAACCAAAGAAATTAGGTGCATAGCGACAGGATATAAGTGAATGACCTTGCAAAGTAATACATATTTCCCGAATAAAAGTGCCTTATCAGCATCCCATTTTTCACCAGTTACTAGGGAATAATAATAACCATCAATCACTCTGATGATTACACCGAAGTCTTTTTCTTCCTTTTGAGCCAGAAATAAACGCTGTCCATAGCATAGGAATTTTATAAATTGTTCGTAATTCTTCGGAATATCATATAATTTATCTTTAATATTTATTTTGTCAGGAATGGGCATTTGTACCAATCCTTCCGGAAGTCCTGAATATAACTCGTAATTTAATATCATTTCGTTTAAAGTTATTTCTTCCGGCTCCTTTATGCGTGCCATACCTGAGTCCCTCCTTTTGAAACTGAATTCATAAAAACATACCTCCCTCCATCAATAAGATGATCAAATCCATCAATAGGTATTCCGGCTTTCTTGTCGTTCCAAATATAATTATTGAATTCTTTACCTAAATAATAACTCGTTCTTGTTATAATATGTTCATAATCCTGCATCATTTTAAGAGCTTCGGCAACTGTCCATTTAGTTTTGTCAATAGGTTTTATATTGAAATATATTTTTAATTGGCTGATCATTCTGGCATCAGCACAATCCGCAATTATCAAATCATTCCTGTTACAATGCATTGTGACAAGTTGTTTTAACTGCTCAAATGAGTTTCCTTCTTTATATATTCTCTGATCCCAGTACATTTTTTTTGCTTTATGATCTATTGCAATTTTACTCATAGCATCAGGATCGTTAAATCCGAAATCCATCCCGAATGCATAAGGTAGGTGAATAGGAAATGTTTCTCCTTCTTCCATATATCTCCAATTCGATAAAATTGCTCCTTCGAGTGTTCCAAGTTCTCCAAGTCCATAGACCTTCCACCAATTCTCATATCCTATTTTATCCTTTTTCGATAGGATATTTCTTAACTCTGTTTCTGGCAGCCAGGGATTATCAAGATAATTCGATTTAATTAATATATGCGGAAAATTAGGCAATATCTTTTCATGTAGCCAAAACTCCTGATCAGGATTGAAATCAAGAAATACCGTTCCTTGAGTACGTGTTGCAAGCATATCAAATACCTCATAAGTGATTTTCCTGTTACATTCATTGATAAATAGTATGTCCCTGCGTGGCCCATGCGCCCGTGCAATATTACCTTCAACGCCAAAGAATTCAATAGATGATCTGCCAATATAATAAGTGCTTTCTGATATGTTCTTTTTTGCGAGATTACCGAGTGATTCAATTATTTTATCAAAGTCTGACATTGCACCCTGCTTTAAATGAGGCAGGGCATAGCTGGCAATCGTTATGCGCTTTGATTCTCTGCGGGCAATAAAATATATCAACTGAAGTATTGAGAACGTCTTAGAACTTCCCTGACCACCCTGGTTGATTATTAAATGCTCACCGGATTGATAAGCATCAAGATTTTTAAAGAAGATGTCACTTAGATTGGCCTCCATTGATAAATTGTCTTAACTTATCGGCCTTGTCACTGGAGGAAACATTAATATTTATCTGTTGCAAAGGTTCGTCCCCGGTTGTAATATCGGTTTTGCGTGGCAGAACATAACTGAATAACTTTGAACACGCATCAAGATAACGAGCTGGATCTTTCTCTTTGATATTTTCAAGTGCCTCTCTGATATTATCTATCTGTCCTAATAATATCTGCTCAAGAAGTTCCTTACCCTCCTTAGTCGTTCTGTTCTGAGTTCCTGGAGGTTTACCTTTTGGATTATTCGTATTTCCCTTACCTGGCCCACGCATTTGATTTGAATTGAATATTTCAAATAGCAAATTTAAACTATTTTTTCAATATCAATAACATTTCTGATAATAAACTTCTGCTTACAGTCCTCATCACTATCATTCCAAATCAGATAATCGCCATTATTACTAATATGTAATTCTCTTATATAACCAACAATATGAAGCTTCTGTTTGTAAATGTTTTCAGTTGTAAGCTTTACTAACTGGTTCATAAAAGGATTAAGGTCTGAGATATTCATTTCTTATATTGATCTCCTTTGATTAGTGATAATATTACATAGTCATTTAATTCTATAAAAGGATTTTCAGATAATATATAAGTTATTATTCTAAAACAATACCTACCTGTATAACCTCCAAAATCAGGATCATATTCTTTTAACATTAATCTGTCACCAACTTTATAATCTCTGTCATTTTTTCTTATTTCAAATGTTTTTATTTCATTAAATACAGGTTCAAAATACTCAATCCAACTCTTTAATTCATGCGTTTTCATAGTTTCTTTTTTAATTCAGATTGTAGATGTTCTTTCATAGCTTAAAATAATTATCCATTGATTTACCACTTAACCACCAATCCATAGCTTTCTGAGCATCGAAATCTGTAAGTTTGGATATTTTCCATTGAGGATTTTTTAACATTCCTTTATCTATTGCATTATAAATTGCATTATAAATTTTAGGGTATAAACAGAACTCATATTCTCTTTGACCTTTTTTACTCACTTGCGGACACCCGACACAACCAAGTCTCTTTAATCCTAATCTGTAAGCAGGTGCAAGTATTATATTATTTGCTTCGATATATTCATAAACATCATTATCAGTCCAGTCATAAATCGGATAAATATGTTTCGCCCCTTTCATTGATTTTCTTGTATCACATTGAATATAATCTCTCCCTCGCCGTTTTGAACTCTCGCAACTTCTCACCCCTTCAAAAACTGCCTTACGAACTCCTGCATATTCTTTTAAGTAACTACAACAATACCGATTTAATCTTGTTGGCAATCCTTTACGTGTAACTAATTCATAAAACGATTCTTTCGGCTGTAATATCTGAGTATGTGGATAATGTTTTCTTATATGTCCAATAGTTCCTGGTGGATCTATTGTTGTATTTGTATAAAATGAATAATACTTTATCCCCGATCTTTGAAGTAAATGATCTAATACCGCACTATCCTTCCCCCCAGAGTTACCAGCATAAATTCTCATCCCAAAGAAAGTATCAGAAACAGATTTAATGAATTTTATTGTTCTATCCTCTAAATTCATTTCACAAGTTTGTATTTAGCCACGTGTTTCTTTTTCCCGTCACTCGTTATCTCAATAAGAGTACTTTCAATGTTCATGCCTTCACTCTTTAAGTTATGAATACGAGCTCCGAGGCGGAAGCATGAGAATTGATACAAAGCGTCCAAAGCTGTCAGTGATTTTCCTGTTTCCAAGTATTTGCGGATTCGTTTATTTTGGTTTTCAGTTGTTGTTTCCATTTGATTTATATATTAATTCCGAAGTCTGCTAATTGAGGCGTTTCTCCCATCCCTATAATCTCAGCAAGTTGCTTTAAATCTATTCGATCCCATGTTTCTAAATCAATATGTCCCGATACAAGCCAGTCAATTTTTAAGTTCAATGCTTTACCCATAGGATATTTTCTCAGATCAACCGGTGTAGAATTTGAATTTAACTTCGCTTCCAGTTCCCGGTGTTCTTTGTCCTTCATGTATTCCTGAGACGTTTCCCGCAACCACTGAGCGATTGTTTTAGGAATTAACCTGCCAGCCCCGAAGTGTCCCATTGATCCCCTGAATAGTGCAGACACAACCAGGTTAACAGTCATGTATGAATAATCTTCTTTTATGAGTTCGACAATTCGCTGTAGTATTTCATCAGTATAATTTGAACCCATATTCAGGGAGCATTTTTTCATTGTTAGTTCTAAAATATCAGATAGGGTTTCAGTCGGTATATTTCTGACAAATTCAGTTGCATATGTTTCAAACTTGCTTATCATTTCTTATTAAAGTTTATGGTTTGTTGCATCAAATAAGGTTCAATTCTCTTTTCTGCTATCTTGCAATATTCTGAACTTATCTCAGATCCTATCCAATTACGGTTTAAAAGGTGTGCCATTTTTGCAGTTGTACCAGATCCCATGAACGGATCGTAAATTAAGTCACCTTCATTCGACCAACTCTTTATATGATCCCTTGCTAAATCTTCTGGGAATATTGCCGGATGTTGATGTGAAATATTATCATCCGATACACTACCACCAGTATCATAAAACCATATATTTCCTCTAAATGAAAACTCAGGAGTTAATGTTTGAGTTGGAGAATATTTTTGATTACCATTTTTATCACGGGAATGTGAAATATATAATTTACCAAATCCTTTATTCTTTTTATCTTTTATCAAATTTATTGTTTTCTTTAATCCTTTACTGAATATAAACATATATTCAAATATATTTGGGTATGATATATTATTAGAAAACATCCCTCCTGTCTTACCATAAATCATCGTATCTAAATTAAATCCTATTCCCTTAAAATACAATGCCTGTTTAAAACTCGTTCCTGTTTCAGATCCGTTAATAGTTGCATCACCGACAACCCAAACAACGACACCTCCTTTTTTAGTCACTCTGAATAATTCCTTTGCGATATTTTCAAAGTCAAAATCATACCCATTATAGTTTCTTAAATTGTCATAAGGAGGTGAAGTAACAGTTAAATCAATGAAGTTATCTGGCATCCTTGACATCGTTTCAAGACAATTTTCACAGTATAATTTATTCAATTCCATTACTTCTTTAATGTTTTTAGTATGTCATTTAACGGAGAGAAATCAGTTTTTTCCTGAAGTTTATGTTCATCCTTAAACCATACCGTTCTCATTTTCATTTTCCAGTTCAATACCGGATTATCATTCTTGTCGTGCCAATCCAAGTCAGTATAATATTCAAACGCATTTACAGCACACTCTTCTGAGTATCCTGATTCTTTAAAGTATTGTTTAACTTCTTCGATTGTCGGAATCTTTATTTTTTTACTTTTATTCTTATTTCTATTTCTATCTTTATTTACATTTTCCATATGCTCAGGCATATGCTCTTGCATATCCACATCCTCTTTTTTAGTTGTTAAAGCATTCAAACGCCTTGATTCAGTAAACTTTGCACGCTTATCCTGTTCTAATTTAAGTCTTATATTCCAATAATAAGTACCGTCTGTTTCAAACTTCTCTGATATTGTAGCCCATGTTTCGCTAAAGCTACCGTTAAGCATATGCTTTGCTTGTGCTAATGTGAATTTACCCCTTGCAAACTGTAACATCAATAACTCTATATAAGCCCCTTTTTCTATTAAGGTCATGTGCATTGTCCCTAAATTCCAATCCCCAGGATAAAATAAAAATGCAGGATCTTTACTCATTTCCCAGCAATTAAATCCGTTAAACTCTTTGGATCAGATGAAACATAAAGCTGTTTCAAGGATGCAATTTTACGCCTGAGCTTTTTAATCTCATTATAGTCTGTCTCCTCTGCAAGTTGCTTTGAATAATAAACTATCTTTTTTCTGATGTATTCCTGATTCATGGTAACAAAAATAAGCCCCCACCGGACAATAAAAAAGCACTCGAAAACCCAGAGCTACCTGTACAGTTTTGTTGTGCTAATTTATGCCGGTGAAGGCAGTATGTCAATAAATTGAGTTCTTTGTTCATTTGTAGCTCCGTTTCGTACATTGCAAATATAACTATTATTTTGAATTAAGCAAGGAATTGAAGATTATTTTAAAACAATATCGGGTGATCCTTGGCTATCTCTGTTTTTGAATAGCCTAAAGTATCAAGTTCGGTTTTTCTTTGTTTCACTTCATTTATTAATTTAACAGCATCTTTG